GCAGAAACAGATTTAGCAAATATTTCTGCTGCTATACGAGCCATTGTCTCTGATAAAGCAAAAGAATACACTATAGGAGACAGAACATTTAAACGTCTTGATTTACCTGTGTTAATAGCTAGAGAAAGTCAGTTAAAAAGTATTGTCAAAAGTGAGCAGCGTGCTTCACTAATAGCACAGGGGTTAGGTGATCCCAAAAATCTTTATGTCCGTTTTTAGGAGGAGAAATGGGTTTAGTTAACGCATGGAAAGGCTTTTTTACGTCAAATCAAGACATATTTGAGCAAAAACCTGTAAAAAAACGCAGAAGATCATATACAGGAGCAAGAGTAGACAGATTGTCTGCTAGTTGGGTAACTAACCAAACATCTGCTGATCAAGAATGGAAGCAAGGTATTGTAAAACTGAGATCTAATGTTCATGATCTTGTTCGTAATAATAATTATGCTGCACAGGCAATAAGATATTCTACAAATCAGGTAGTTGGTACAGGTGTAAGATTACAGGCACAGATAAGAAAACAAAGAAACAATGAGCTATATACAAAACTAAATGAGCAGATAGAAAGTCAATGGTCTATGTGGGGTAGGAAAGATAGCTGCGATGTAAGAGGTGTTTTATGTTTTTCTGAGCTAGAAAGACTAGCTGTTAGATCAATGATAGAAAGTGGCGAAAGTTTTGTAATAATGCATCGCAAACAGTTTGGCAGAAGCAAAGTACCATTTGCATTAGAAGTAATAGAAGCAGATCAGTTGGACGAAGATTACAAAGGTAAATTATCTGATCCTACAAATGTATGGCGTTTAGGCATTGAGATGGATAGATTCCAACGTGCTGTTAATTATGCCTTTCTTACTAAGCATCCTGGTGATAGTAATTTTTCTGCACCTATTGGACAAAAACAACATATTATTGTTCCAGCAAAAGATGTAATACATCTATTTATGCCACAAAGACCAGGTCAACATCGTGGCATACCATTTTTAGCTAGTGCAATAAGTCATCTAAAACAACTTGATGGATATATAGAAGCAAGTCTAATTAGATGTCGTGCAAGTAGTGCATTAATGGGATTTATTAGTACACCAGAAGGAGAACTAGATCCTGGTGGAGAAGTTTATGACTATGACAGAGTAACTAGCTTTGAGCCAGGTCAATTTAAATATCTTGAGCCAGGTGCGAACGTAACCATTCCAGATATGGATAGTCCTAATGGAGAGTTTGATCCTTTTGTACGTACTATGTTACGCAGTATGGCTAGTGGATTAGGTTGCAGTTTTGAGGCTATATCTTCTGATTATTCACAATCTAATTACAGCAGTAGCAGATTAGCAATGATCCAAGATAGAGATCATTGGCGAACAATACAGCAGATGTTAAAAGAAAACTTTTATCAGCCAATATATGAGGCATGGCTAGAAATGGCTGTTATGAATAATGCCTTGCAGTTACCTACATATGAAACAGAACCAGAAAGATACGAAAAGGTTAGATGGGTATGTAGAGGATATAGCTATGTTGATCCACAAAAAGAAGTAATGGCACAACGTGATGCAATAAGATCTGGCCTAAAAACATTGTCAGAATGTATTGCAGAAAATGGTGGTGATGTTGAAGAGCTTCTTGTACAGAGACAATCTGAACTGGCTAAATTAGATAAGATGAATATAGTGACCGATTCTGATCCAAGTGCTACAACACAATCAGGTGGCTCACAATTCAAACCTGTTGGAAGTATTGATCCATTTGGTGATACTTTAGAGCCAACAGGCGAAGATGCCGAAAACGTATCGGAGGAAGCAAGTGGCAACTATTAATGGAACGGAGATAGATTTAACGCCAACTGCTGGCATGAAAGAAGAGGCACAGAGATATAGGGATTGGAAGTCAGAAGGTAGAGCAGGTGGTACAGAAGTAGCAAGAAGAAGAGCAACTCAGATACTTAGTGGTAATGAGTTAAGTCCACAAGTTGTTGTTGAAATGTCTGCATGGTTTGCAAGACATGAGGTAGATAAACAAGCAGAAGGTTTTAGTCCTGGTGAGGATGGCTATCCGTCAAAAGGTCGTGTAGCATGGGCGGCATGGGGCGGTGATGCTGGAAAAAGTTTTTCAGATCCAAAATCCGCTAGAATAAAAGAGTTACGTTTTATGCCTGTGACTAAAACTAAAAAACGAGCAGCACCAGATGCTCTAGAAACTGGAGATTTTGTAAGCTGGAACTCTTCTGGCGGTAGAGCTAGAGGTAAGATTACAAGAATTGTAAGAGATGGAACTATTGATGTCCCAGATTCTTCTTTTACTATTACTGGAACGGAAGATGACCCTGCTGCTCTAATACAGTTGTATCGTGATGGCGATGCTACAGAAACCTATGTTGGTCACAAGTTCAGCACATTAACAAAGATAGATCCTATCAGAAGTGTTACAGAATGTTACAAGCGTAGTGGCGAAACAACATTTGCAGAGAAAGACGAGAGAGTTTACGAATTTGCCTTCTCTAGTGAGTTTCCAGTAGCTCGTAATTTTGGTATGGAGGTGCTTAGTCACGATGATGGTGCTATGAATTTAGACAGGCTAAACAACTCTGCACCACTACTGTTTAACCATGATCCTAATAAAGTGATTGGTGTTGTAGAACGTGCTTATGTTGATAAGAAAAAAAAGAAAGGTTACTCAAGAGTTAGATTTAGTAAAAATAGTTTTGCAGAAGAGGTAAGGCAAGACGTAAAAGATGGAATTTTACGCAATGTCAGTACAGGTTATGTAATTAACGACATGGAGGAGCGAGATAATGACTTTTTGGCAACAAATTGGCAACCTTACGAGGTTTCCATAGTTGCTACACCTGCTGACACCTCAGTAGGTATAGGTAGGTCATTAGTTGATAGTGATACTATGCCTATTGACGAAAATCATCCTATTATGGATGATAAGCGTGCAAACGCAGATACGGCTTCTGTCGTAGAATCCCATACCCCCGAAAAGGAAATGCCCGAAGAACAAAACCTAGAGGTTGTGCGTTCAGAAGCCACTAAAAAGGCTCAATCTGACGAGCGTACAAGAATTAGAGAAATTACTGCTCTATGCAACAGACATTCATTATCAGAAATGGGTGATCAGATGATTGCAAACGGCACATCACTTAATGAAGCAAGAGCTAATGTTCTTGAGAAGTTAGGTGCAAAACCAATTGAAACAGTTACTCCTGTTGAACTAAACCATAAAGAAAACAGAGAGTATAAGATTTCTGCTGGTATACAAGCACTAGTTGATAACAACTGGGATAGACCAGGTGCTGGTTTTGCTAGAGAAGTATCACAAGAAATTGCTAAAAACAGTGTTACTGGTGGTAGCAGCAGATCATTGTTTATTCCTTACTCTGCACTCAACAGAGCTACATATGTAACTTCTGGAGCTACAACTGGTGGAAACATCGTTGCTACAGATCTAAGGTCTGATGACTTCATCGAGGCATTAAGAAACAACACAGTTATGGTTGGTCTTGGTGTTCAAGTTTTATCAGGTTTAGTTGGTGATGTTGCAATCCCAAGAAGATCAGGTGTTGCATCTACTGGTTACTTAAGCTCTGAGACAACAGCTATCACACAGTCTGAGTCAACATTTGATCAGATTTCAATGACTCCTAAGACATTAGCAACAATGTCTAAGTTTTCTAGAAATATGCTTATACAAGCTACTCCTGGAATTGAGCAATTAGTGAGAAATGACCTATCCTCAGGGATTAATGTTGGTCTTGATCTTGGTATTCTTAATGGTTCTGGTTCATCAGGTCAGCCTACAGGTATCATGCAGACTTCTGGTATTGGTTCAGTTGCAATCGGTACTAATGGTGGTGCAATCACAGTAGACAAACTAGTTGATCTAGAAACTGCAATCATGGAAGATAATGCAGGTGTTAACGCAGATTCTATTTCTTATGTAACCAACGCTAAAGTGATGGGTGCTATTAAGAAACTTAAGACATCTGGTGGTGAGTATCTTGTGAACAACAACCTACAAGCTTTAGGTAGAGGTGCTACTCCAATTGCTGTTAACGGCTATCCACTAGCAATGACAAACCAAGTTCCTAGCAACCTAACTAAAGGTTCTACATCAGGTTCTTGTTCTGCTGTTGTTATGGGTGACTTCTCTCAAGCAATCTTAGGATTATTTGGTGGTGGAGTAGAGATTACAGTTGGTGAGGACAGTGATGACTTTGCTAAAAACTTAACTTCTGTTAAGGCTGTAGTTGCATTTGATGTTGCTGTTCGTCATGCACAATCATTTGCTGCAATCTTAGACGTAACCACATAATTGGTTTACTATAGGGGGTATTACACCCCCTTT